TGAGACGGTTTGCCGCGCGCTGAACTCTTGACCGTGCAGGCGGCCTTGCATCGCGCCGGAGTAATCCGCGCCGTGACCGGACGCGATGAGCGCGCCGATCGGCGCCTTGTTCGGATCCGCGAGTGTGGCCGTGTCGGCCGCCGCGATCGCGTCGTCGCGCTGCTTCTTCGCTTCCGCGACCTCGGCCTCGACGCGCTTTTGCCGCGCGTTCGCCATCGCGGCTTCGGTTTGCGCGCGTTTCTCGTCGACGTCCGCCCCGATCTGCTGGCCCTTCAAATACTCCGCATTGCGGTCGACGCCGGCGAGCGCGTCACCGAGCGATTGAACGACGTCCCGTGCACCCATCAGCGTCCTCCCATCGACGGATCCACGACCTGTCCGTAAGCGTCGTCGAGCGTTGTTTGCGGCGCACCGTAGTTCGTCGTCGGCGTGTTGTGCGGGCCGGCGCCGATGCGCTCGTTCTTGAACAGGTAGTTACGGCCGACGCGCTGGCCGAGCTGCGCGAGGAGATTCAACCACGGGTTCGGCTGCTCACGCGCGGCCTTGAGCTTGGCGAGGTAGAGATCCGTGTCGCCCTGGTCGCCGAGCGTCTTCAACTTGCTGCCGAGATCCGCTCGAGCGTAGCCCTCGCCTTCGCGCTGGCGCTCGGCCGCGTCGATCTGCGAGAGGTCGAGCGCTTGGCGGCCGCCGTACGCACGAGTCGAGGCGTCGGCGTTGACGACGCCCGCTTGATAGCGAGCGCCGCCGACCGGGGCGATCGACGCCGACGGTGCGGAGCGCAAGTGTTGCAGCGCGGTCGTGTACGCGGCGAGGGTCTTCGGTTTCTTCGTGAGCTTCGTTTCTTCCAGGAACTCAGCGACGGCCGTGGCAAGCGAACGATGCACATTCTCACGGCTAGATGTCGAAGCCCTTCGACGCTGGCCTTTGGGGTTGTTCGTCTGACCACTGATTACGGCATTCTCCTTTACTCTGCGATTAGCTCTTTATCCTCAACGTAGATTACTGCCGAGTTGTCCGTGATCCGCGCATCGTTTCCAATGC